GGTTACTTGCTATTCCTGCACGTAAGGGGCCAGGTTCAATAAGGGCTGGAATATTGAAGCTTAATGAGTACGAAGTTTATTACACTGCATCAAGTAAGAATATTGATTATGAGCGTAAGAAGTACATGTGGGTGTTAGACCCAGACACAGGTAAGCCCACTAATGAGCCTACAGATATTGATAACCACCATATGGATGCTATTAGGATGGCGGTGTATACCCGTTTCTGGCGCGCTGTGTAACGTTTGTTTATATGCAAGTTATTTTGCAATTTTGTGTCCTGAGGGTTGTTTTCGTAGAGTATTTTGGTACAAGCCGGGGTTAGAGGTGGCCCCGGTTTTTAAGTAAAACAAAAAGGCATGGCAGTACGGGTGTCATGTCTCTAAAACATTAATTGATGGAAATATTCTGGAGTGTATTCTTAGCACTCATCGCAAGTCAGATTACAATATGGGTAGCCCAAGCGTTTGTCAAGACGTTTGTGTTACCTTTTCTTTTTTGGTTAAAAAATCGCAATCAATAACAACATGGAAAAGCTCACAGTTAGTATTCTCAACGAAAAATATGGTTTCAACTTTGTGCCAAACAGTCACACACTCATGTCTGATGGCAAAGGTTGTATCATCGATGTGTATGGTAACCCATATAAGATTAATGGCGGTACTGTGACAACAGTTGATGAACTTGAGAATAAACTTGCATTGTTATACGGTTCTGAAGAAAAACCAAAGCGCAAATCTTCTAAAGATTAATGGTTACCCGCGGTCGAGACATTCAAGTAAGTAAAACGTTAGGAAACGGTATGCCAATTGGCAACAGTTTCTTCCTCAATTTATTTGGTAGCATTGCAAATTTGCCGATAGCCGGAATGTTAGGTAATACTGATTTTATCCCAACAGACGGCAATGGAAATATATTGAAGCTTACTGGTCAAGATTCAGCTGCTTGGCTTGGAATGAAAAACAAGCTTATGCAGAAATATGCGTATGAGTATTGTTTCCCGTTGTCTTCTGTTGTTGACCGACTTGCTGAATATGATGTTTCTGGTAATATTGAGATCTATAGGCTTGAGGGCAAAGGGAAGCAAAACCCAGCAACTAACCTTTGGTCTCAAAATATGCGTAGGTTATTAGAACAGCCTAATCCTTTACAACCTTGGTCACAATTTAGGTCGCAACAAAAGATATATGCTAAAGTTTTTGGCTTTTGCCCAGTGCTTCCAATAATACCATCCGGTTTCACCCCAGAATATGCACAGGCTATGATTAATTTACCACCTTGGCTTTTTACACCAATATTGAAACCAGGTGCGAATTTTTTCACAGCCACAAAAATTGAAGACATGGTGGATGGTTGGAGATGTAATTTACTTGGTAAGCAGATAGTGTTTAGGCCTGACCAAATTATGATATTGAGCGATGGTTACATGCAAGATGAAATGTTTTCATATGTTTTACCAATGTCAAGATTGGTTGGTTTAGATATGGCCATTAGTAATCTTTGCGCAAGTATGGAAGCAGACAACGTGTTGTTGCGTAAGCGCGGGCCTTTAGGATTTATTACCCATGCTCCTAAATCTGATCCAGTAATTGGAAATCTTGCAATGACAAAGGAGGAAAAAGATGAGCTTCAAAACTCGCTAAGAGATTATGGGCTTAACTGGTCACAGCTTCAATTTGCTATCAGTCGGCAACCGGTAAAATGGGAATCGATGGGTTACAATGTTACCGAACTCGGTACCAAAGAAACAATTATTGCAGCAGAGCGGGCAATATGTCACAGGTTTGCATACCCATTTATTTTATATGAGGAGCAAGGCGCCACTTATGCAAATGGAGGCAATGCAAAGAAAGGTGTGTTTCAAGATAATGTAATTCCGAGCAATCGAAAGGACCTAGAGGTTTATGAAAGTTTTTTCCTTGCAGCAGAAAACAATTGTGAAATATGTGGAGACTATTCACACGTAGCAGCGTTTCAGGAAGATGAGAAATTTAAAGGCCAGGCTGCACAATTATTAGACCAAGCGTTGCAAATTGAGTGGCTTAATAATGTTATCACTCTTAATCAATGGCGTGAGCAAAGAGGTTATGATACGGTACTAGGTGAGGGTGATAAGTACTATAAAGATTTAGGAGTGTCTGCACCAGCAACAGCAGCACAAATTCAACCAACAGCAGTAAATCAATAACAATATGGGAATATTCAAAAAGAAACAACAGCAAAACAACACAAAGCTTAAACAAGTTGTTGTAAATCGTGAACCTGTTGCAACAGGTGATAAAGAGTATGGTGAGGCTGTGAATATGTTTAATTTGGCAGAAGGGCAGAAAGCCTATGCAGGTTATACACTTAAGATAAAAACAATATAGCATGGCAAAATTAACCGAGCAACAAATTCGTGATGTGAAAGGCTCACGTGAAAAAATAATTAAATCACAGGAGACTGTGAAAAAGTGATGAGTATGCCTGATTACATACCATCGGTTGATGAAGGTTTGGAATATGATATGAACGGAGTTTATAATTAAAACAATATGGTGACAATTCCCTCATTCAGTGATTTATCAAAAAGGCATGATTGGCTAATCGCTAATAAATTGCAAATGATTGCACAGAAAACAGCTACTATAAAATTAGCTGATGAAGTGTGCACCCCTTTCCATTTTTTAATGACGTTGGGTAATGACGCTTCAAAATCAGATGCTCAGACCGCATTAAAAGATGCAACAAAGATAAAGGTGGTATCAGTTATCAATACCACCAAACTTTTCGATTCTCACGGTGATGTTCATATTGACGGGTTATGGAACAAGTCGTTGAAGGAAAATAAACAAAATTATCTTGTAAAAGAACACGCGTTTAATTTTGATGGCATCATTAGCGATAATGTTAAAGCCTCTGCGGTTGATATGACTTGGAAAGATTTGGGCTATGACTATGCCGGTAAAACCCAGGCTCTTGTTTATACTAGTGAAATTGACGCAGCTGATAAAACAGGAATGTTTGATCGCTATAAAGCAAACAAGGTGTCTCAACATTCTGTAGGTATGCGATATGTAAAATTGCAATTAGCAATAGATAACAAAAAGTATGCAGACGAGTATAAAGCTTGGAAAGATTATTATGATATGATTGTAAATAAGTCTGAGGTGGATGCAGCCGGTTATTTCTGGGCTGTCACCGAAGCTAAAAATATAGAAGGTAGTGCAGTGTTACGTGGTTCAAATTATGTAACACCTACTATCTCTGTGCAGGAAAGTAAAGATGAGCCGGGTAAACCCACTCAAACTGAGCCGTTAAAGACACTCAGGTTTCCAGAGAGTAAGAGTATATTGTCTAATTTAAAATTCTAAAAAATGAAATTGAAAAATTATTGTGCAATTGTACTGACGCTGTTGATGGCGTTTACAATTGTTTCCAGTCACGCAAGCGTGAAAGACCCGCAGGTTACTACTTCTATCACAAATGTTGAAGCTAAAGAAGCTTACAAAATTGATGATGCTGAGTACACTGTGGCGCTTTATTCTAAACCTAACCTAGGTTCAGGTGCAGGTTATGGAACTGAGGGTGTGGTGTTGCTTGGAGGTATTGCAATGTTGTTTGGGCTGTTTAAACGAAACCCAATAACAACTTGTCTCACCATTCTATTTATTGCAACATTATTTGTTGAACCTACGGTTGGTTACGCTTTGGCGGTTGCACCAGTTGTAAAAATTGATACAAGCGGACTAGATGGCGAAGAGTTCAAAGTTGAACGCGATGTGTTAGAAAAAATTGGTAAACGTATTAAAATCGATGGTGACTTTTCAAGTAAAAAAGATTTGGATGATGCTATCAAAGTTATAACAGACGAGCTTAAATCTGTTAAGGGTATCAACATTGAAAAGTTTAATGAGCTTATTGATGAGAAGAAAGGTGCAATGGCTGTTCTTATTAAACAAGGTCTTGAGCTTAACGATTTGAAAACTAAAGGTTCGCCGATTGATAAAAAGAATTGGAGAAAGCTGATTGCTGACGAGTTTACTAATGACGAGAAACTAAAGAGACTTAACACTGGTAAAGAATCTGGTGGAATGGTCAACATGTTTAACGGTGATGAGTTTAAAGACGGTACAGGTGTTGTACAAAAAGTAGTTGGTACAATTTTAACAAGTGCAGTAACTACAGATAGCGGTGGTAACGCATTACTTGATTTAATGTCGGTAGAAGATTTGCGCGGAATTAATATTCAAGAGCCTTTTATTGAAACATTCTCAAATGTATTGAGAACTTCT